AGAATGCAATACCAAATACTCACGCTGGAAAAGAGCCAAGCGTGCCATGCAGAAGATTCATGATCGAGGCATGGACATTTGGTTCATCACACTGTCACGGCCAAACATCACAAAAGTGCCGCCCTATCCTGGCGTGATAGAACTGGACCGTGAACTGTGGATCAAGGACTTCAAGAAGTTCCGTCGTACGAAGATATGGAAAGAAACATTCGCTGGAGGCTATTGGTTCTACGAGTTCACTAGCCATGCTCCAGACGACAAGATCTTCACGAAAAACGGTACGTTCATCAGACAAACGACCGACCACGAGATCAACGGCCACCTTCATATCCTCGCCAATGCAGAAGGCAGGATACCGATGAAGGAGATAGCCGCCCAGTGGGGAGATCGAGTGGACTTCAGACGACCGAAACAGGACAAAGACGTCATGCGCTATCTGAGAGGATATCTGGTCAAGTGTTCAACCGATGGCGTGAACATGAGACCATTTGGAGACATACACAGGAGAAAAGAACATGAAATATGAAGAAACTGCCCCGTGGAACGAACAGTTCCTGCAAAGCCTAAGAAGAATTGCACATGCACTTGAGGTTCTCGCAAAGATTCACGAAGATTAGCGAAACTTGGACTTCAAGCACTTCTTTTCCTTGTATGACCAGTAATGCCCTTTGGGACATTCCTTCCGCCGAGGCCGGCTCCCTTGCGTCGATGCTCTAGCAGGGGCCCCCGTCTTTCCGCCCTGCGCAGAGGCTCGGGCCTGTCGGCTACCTTTCGAGGATGTAGGTGGAGGTTGGGACTGCGCAGAGGGCCCACCACCTCCTCTGGAGTTGTTCTTATGGAAAATAGGATCACTCTTCCAATAATTCCACAACGGATCATTACGATTAGCAGTATCCCACATGATCAAAGACGTACTACCAAGAAAAACAACATCGTCTTTAACGAGACGCCACCCATAATCCAAAGGTGTATCTATATCGTTCAAAGATGCCAAAAGCATCGCTCGACGACCGACCTCGACAACGAGACCGAGCGTCATAAGGACTCAAGTCCAGTCCTTACAGTCAACGATAGCCTTTACTGTGCAAAGAACGACAACATCTTGGACAAGAGATCCAGATGTCCCCTGGCTAATCGTTAGGATGCCCGCAGGAACAAATATATTCCTAAGACGGATCACTTGGAGAGTAGAAGTATTAGTATTGCCATACTCAGCAAACACACCTGCAACCGAATCACCAGCATCACGAACATCGTAAGGTGGGGCTTCTAACTCCTGGTCCTCGGCGATGTCAATGACCTCACCACTTGCTGCTGAAGTAGAGATCAAAGCAGCCAAGGGATTCTGAGGACCAGAGATAACCTCTTCCTCATCGGGAGTAACAACTTCCATCCTGTCGAGGTTATAGGAATGGATCATAGCAACTGTAGACCACAAAACATTGGTTCCAGCATGAGCAGACTCAGTATTGACACCTAATATGCACAAGGGCCAAGTATCGGACATGCCTTCAAGAGCAGTCGCAGAAGCAGGTCCGGGAATGGTGCCCTCAGAGAAGGCTACCTCATTAGCCAAAGTGGTGTAAGTCCACTCCCTTTTTGCATCTGTGCATCCAGCCGGGATAAGCACATCATTCTCAGTGACAGTAGGAACTTGAGGGAGAGCAGGATCCGGATAAGTAACCGTACACATGTTCCTATCAAGAAAAGGGCGAATGGTACGACCATACTTTCCCATTTCTTTCTTGGTAATCCCAGCCTTCTGAAACATCAGATTCCTGTAGGCATGGAACTTACGAAAAGCATTGCGCATCTTCCACGTGTTAGGAGCCGTGGTAAAGATGAAATTCGCTGCTTCGACACAAACAATATCGACATCGACAAGGTATCCCTTGACATGACCATCCCTAGTGGTATGTTCAAAATTGCGTGAATTGGACCAGGAGAGGTCCTTAACCAGATTCATAAAATGCGGTTTCGTCTTAGTCATCGTTGGTATAACATAACTCAACTGTCCTTCTCCAATACTATCACTCATCTTCATAGACCCCATGTAACAACTGCGTCGTCGCGGAGATGAGGGAATACAAGGTGGCTCTTGATACTTTAGTAGGTTCAAAACTAACAGTGCCTATAGGCACCACTGAACCTACCGATAAGAGTAGTTATCAGAAACCACCGTGGGCCGAGGCGGGCTCGGTTGCCATTAGTAGGCCCAAACCCGGAGTTACGATCCTTCAATGGCTGAGGCACGCCGTTCACAATGTTCGCTCGCGTACCCTAGAACAAGATAAGACAAAATTTGCAGGGTTCACCTGCAAAGCCTGTCCTAACCCAAGACGGTCGTACCGTAGGAACGACTGGACAGGTCAGGAAACATCCTACCGCTCATTACTCCTCTGGAGGTGGATCGAATGGGAAACCATCTACCCTGAGCGTTGCAGAGAATGCAATACCAAATACTCACGCTGGAAAAGAGCCAAGCGTGCCATGCAGAAGATTCATGATCGAGGCATGGACATTTGG